TTTCTGCGTAGGTCATGGTGACAATGTTACAGGACCTGCTGATACAAGTCCACCCCCAGCTGACATAGGTCCAGGACTTTGCCAGTATTTATATGTTAATCCACCAGCTCCTGAAAACTGATCTACGTATAGTTGTGTGTCGTCAACTAGTATTTTATTAGCTCCGCCATAAGGAGCCTTGTTAAAATTAGTTGCAAACAGTATAGCAGTTGGTGCTAACGCACCAGAAAAATTAGCGTTAATCCAATTTGTTTTTTGTAAATTTAACGATGCTGAGCCAGTGTCTGTAGTTAGTATTGTGTAAGACCCATTCTCAGCAATGGCTTTTGCTATCAAAGAATCTGCTCTTGCTAGTTTAGTTAAGTTGGTAAAAAAGTTTGCAGCTTGTGCTGTTATTGTTGCCGTTTGCATTTCAGCGGTCATAGCAAACCAAGTTGTTAGATTATTAAAAGCAGCAATAGCTTGATAATAGTTTGTTAGAACACCATCCATATCAATATATAATGTAGTAGTTCCTGGTACACAATTTGCAGCAAGAAATGTTTCTGCATCAAACGCTGGGTTGATTATGTAATTGTTTGCATCTGTTACAGCAGTAACTGTAAAACCAACAGCTGTCTGTAAAGCTGAAACAGTCAACCAAGATGTACTTGGAGCTTGTGAATTAAATGCTTCTGATACACCTCTAAAACGAACAATGTCATTAACACTTAAGTTATGATCTGGTTCGTGTATGTAGATATTTTGATCACCTGCAGTTTTAGAAACAAAAGGATTAACGTTTAACATAGTCGCTACTACAGGTTCTGTACGAGCAGGTCTAGCATCTCTTAGGCCTTCTAAGTCACCAACTAATCTTCTAACAACTAATTGCGGATGTTTTGCTTCCCATTCACTTTTATGTACAAAAGAACCATTCCATTCGTACATCATTTCTCTGTACGGAAAAGCCAGACCACTTCGATCTGAGATAGCTAAAGATTTTTTTCCACGTGCAAAATTAGACATTTGGGTAATACGCCTGCGGTGTTAAATAAGTTGATGAAGACGAACCATCTTCTGTTAAAGCTCTATTTAATTCATCTTCGTAAATAAGTTTTAAGTTTTGGATATATTCTACTTTGTATTTTTGTGACAAGTAATATGCAAGTCCTGCAATCATGCAAGGTACAAAACGATAAGGTACATCAGTTACGTTGCTATAGTCGCCAGCGTCTTGAATACGTTTTACATAATACATAAAAATATAATTATTAGCTGCAGTTGCATCTGGTGTTGGGTAAACATTAAAAGTTACATTGTCAGTAAATCTTTGTACGTAATACTGTGAAGGTGTTGATTGATTTAGTTTAGCAGATAACCCGTTGTAAGTTGATCGAGATATCTTAGTCAAAGCAGAATCAGCTTGACTTGTTGTGCCATTGTTTCGTCTGTATGCAGATTCTAGTATGTCGTCTACACCATATAGTGTAGTAGAATTATCAGGATTTAATACTGGAGAAGATGTTCCATCACTTGATGCTCTGTAGAAAACATAAGCTGATTGGCCTTGAACAAGGTTAATTAAAGTGTTTGCTATCTCCCAATAGTGCAAACCTCTATTAGCCCATTCTTGGAACATAATGTCCAATGAACGTCTTGCTGATTTTGCTTGATAACCGCTTACATTGACCATACCGATTCGCTCATAAGCTTCTTCGATAACTTCGTCGATATAAAGCGTTTTCTCAAAAACATTAGTTCCTGATGTCGCCATTTATATCTCCCTTACGTTGTTAATGTAACAGTAACCCCTGCATTAGCATTAGCTGTAATTGTTGCGTGAACATCTGTCTTAAATAAAATTCCACTACCTGGTACAAAAACACTTAGTCCTTCTGTTCCAAATTTATATACAGCTATCACTGTTCCTGATCCGCCACCGTCTCTAAGTGTGAGGGTGCTATTAGCAATACCTGCACAAGTAATAGATGTGACTCTAGAACGTCCGGTATATAAAGTACCAGTCGCTGCTGCGTGTTTTACGACTTGATCAGATGTAAATGATCCTCCGCCCATAATATTTTCTCCTATACTTAGGGGCCCGAAGGCCCCTAATTTATTTTAAAGTTACGCTGTTAAGCCGTCAGTACCTGAGTTTGATTGCTCACCATCATCTACCATATGGTAAAAAATAGTTCCGCTTAAAGTACCAGCTGTACCAGCCGCTGCAACACCAGCAACGATTTTAACATCTTGGGTCATTTCTAATATCCCAAGAGCATTACCGTCTGTAGCTGCACCCGGTTGAATATTACCTTGTGTAGCATCTGCTGCTAAGTTGTCAGCAAAACCATCAGTATCAACAAAAGCTATGCCTGACACTAGGTCTGCATAACCAACATCTAGTTTACCACCAGCCGCCGCTGCTCCCGCAAAGCTAAGTGAATCAATGATTGCACCCTTTGGTAGTTTAACTAATCTAGTGTCTGTTGCAGATACTTGAGCGTCTGTTCCAGCCGCTGCATTAGTTGCAGGTACAAAGAACTGAGCTACCATTTGCATAGAACCAGCATAAGTTGTTTTTTTGCCGTTACCGTTAGATCTTACGATCCCTGTAAAAGTTGTTGTTGCCATGATATGTTTCTCCATTTCCGTTAATACAGTATTGAGAGTTTTCGACTGCTAGCGTCTGTACTAACTAATTTAAATCGCAGTTGTTGGATTATACGCTTTTAAATAAGAATGTGCAAATAAAAAGGGGCCCGAAGGCCCCTTAATACGAGTCTTAATCTTAGTGATTAAGCACCTGGGTTTCCGTAGATTCCTCTAGGGTCAGACCAACCGAAGCTGTATCTTTCTCTAGC